GAAAGGAGGCGGACCTTGACCTTTCCAGAATCTTCTTTGTCAGCCATCGCATCCTCCTATTTGAGTTCGATCATTGCCTTGAACATGATTTCGCATTCGCCACGGTCGGTTCCGATTTTCTTCCGAGCGATGCTTGGCTCGCTCCCGATGACATTCCCGCCAAGCGTGATGTCCGAGAAAAATAAGTTCTGAATTGCGTCGAGATAGCGGTGAAGAACCGTATTGTTGGATTTCACATCTGCGCCGATGAACGTGAAATAGATTGCGAATTGGATGGTGATGTCCTGGACGCCGAACTCTATCGGGAAATATTCGATATCCACAACGTTGAGGAGGAATTCTGAAATGACGGTGAGGTCGGGAAGCGAGTTGATGTCGTATTTTGCGAAGTCGGAAAGCGTGAGGCCGTCGGTGACTTCGGTATTCATCTGGGTGATTCTCGCCGGCATCTGCGCGATGAGGTAGGCGAAAACCGCGTTCATCGCGGGCTCAAGGCGAAGGTACATTAGCCTAGCCCTCGCTTGGCGATCGCGTCAGCGATGACCTTCTCGGCCTCGGCCTCGAGGCGACCATCGAAATCGAACTGGTTCGAGCTCGCGGTGATGAAGGGCCGCTCCTGGAGGTGGACAGATTTCACGGAAACCCATTTCCCATCGGCGACGGGGAAGGTGAGATAGCCTCCAGACTTGGCGTTGATGTCCACGCCTCCCGCTTTCTCGTAGATATTCGCAAGGCCAATGAAGAAGGCCCCGACGTTGAAGGCGCTTCCGGCTGCCGGGCCCATGGTGTCGGTGCCGCGGCTCTGGGTCATTGACCCGATCGTATAGGAGTTCTTTTCGCCTTTCGTCTTGTAGGCGACCATGGAAGACTTTGTCTTTCCGGACCTGACGCCGAGCATCTGCCCGGAGAGGAAGGAATCGGAAACGAAATGGGCGTAGGCCTTCGCCGTGCGACGAATGACCGTATTGAGGAGCCGGTTCGCGTCCTTGCCGAAGCCCTCGAGCTCGCGGCGAGTCTCTTCGACTTGCTCGACTGATACCTGGATCATCAGTAGAGCCTCCGGTAGTCGTCGAGGATCGATTTGACATGCGCCGGAATGTCGATCTCGAAGGAGACGTTCATTCCGTCGAGGGTCGAATACCGCTGCCCAATGACCCGGGAATCGATGCGGGCTGCGAGCCAGGTCACGAACTCGGCGATCGCCCATTGGAGATCGGAAGGCACTGGAAGCGCGTAGCCCGAGGTGAAGACAGCCTTCCAGACATTGGGGCCGCTCGGGGCCACAACGCCATAGAGATCGACCTGGCCCGTGGCCCCGTCGAGGAGGTAGCCGGGCCCGGATCCGGCATAGGCGGCGATCTCGGTGCCTGCTCCGAAGACCGACAGAGAATCGATATAGAGATGGGTGAGCGCGGAGACCGGGAATTCGGGGAGGAAGATCGAGGAAAGAGGAGCGCGGAAGTTGTCGCGGACGATGGTATAACTCGCCTGCGCGAGCTTGCGGCCGGTGTATTTCTCGGCTCGCTCCGAGGCGACGTTGATGAGGCCTTCGAACTTCGCCTGCTCGCCCGCGGCCCGGCTCGTATAGCCCTGGAGGGTCGCGAAGTCGAGGAGAGCGTTTGCATTAAGCGCCATGGTATGCCCTCGCTATCCCGGCCTTGACCCATGCGTCAGCGAGAGCGGCTTCGACTTCGACAATATCCCCAGCCTTGGTTGAAGTGCCGGTGATGGCCTCGGTCATCTCCACGCGTACCTTCTCCTTCCGCCTTTCGGGGATGGTTGCGAGGCTTGCCATTGTCGAAACCGCTCTTCGCATCGCGATTCTCCTAGGAAAGGGCGGAGCCCATAGGCCCCGCCCCGCGGTCAGGAAGCTGCTCCGGTGAGGTACTGGATCGGGTGGGTACCCGCGTCCATGACGTTGCCGTCGGCGCGCCAGAGGCTCACGAATCCGATCTGGCCGGAGGTCGCGAGAGCCTCGCGCTGGGTGATGACCATGAGGTCCCGGACCATGCGCACGTAGTACTTGGACATGTCGCCGAAGACGAGGCTCTTGGCGTTGAGCGCGGCCGAGGCCATGTCCAGGTTGGAGAGGAGGGGGTAGCCCGAGAGCCGGAGATCCAGCGCCGTGTTGATGGTCTGGAGGTTGATGAGCGGGCGCCCGTTCGAGTCCACGAGGCCCATGAGGAGGCCTATGGTCGTGTCGTTGGCCATGAAGGCTGCCTTCGGGCTATTGCGGTAGGCTGCATTGACCGAGAAGAGGAGCTTGAGGATGTCGGCGTACTGCGGCACACCAACCTTGCCCGTGGTCGTGAGCGAGGCCTGGGTGGCGCCGGTGATGATGCCGAAAGGAAGGGTCGTGCCGCCGCCGAGAGTGAAGTCGTAGTTGAAGGCGCGGCCGTGGCGCTGAGCGATGAGCATCGTGATGATGCTGTCGACGTCGATCGCGGAGTCCATGAGGAGCTCGTAGGAGACCGCGAGCTGGCCCGAGGTGTACTTGAAGCTCTTGAGGGTGATGGAGGAGAAGGGCGTTGAGGTATCCGCCGAGATCGACCCCGAATCCGCGACGATCGTCGCCTTGGTCGCGGTATCGTTCGCCGTGGGGAAGGTGATGGGGTTCCCGGCATCGGTGTGGATGACGGTCGCCCAGTCGTTCCACCAGCCATAGGGCTTCAGGGCGAGGAGGAGCTGGTTGTAGGTGGTCGTCGGGACCATCGAGTTACCGACGTTCGCCGCGCCCGTGCCGAAGCCGGCGCGCTTCTCCTTGGCGAAATGCTTCCGGTCGTCTTCTGCCATCTTGCGGAATTCCGCGAAGTCGTAGCCCCGAACCTCGGGGATGGCGTCGGCCCAGAGGCCACGGAAGAAGGACGGCTTCCGGCCGTCGGCGGTCTCGTTTCTCGTCTCGGCCGCGGCGCGCTGCTCCTCGGCCTGCCTGGCGGTCGCCGCCTCGAAGCTCCGGGCCTCGAAGTCGCTGATCTCGCGGGCGCGCTTCTCTTCGGTTTCGTTGGCGTCGAGCTTGGCCTTGATGGCCTCGAAGTCGGTCCAGCGCTTTTCGTTCGTGGTGCGCTCCTCGGGCGTCATCTCCCGCTTCTCGCGGAAGGCGATCTGGGGCGCCTCCTGATAGTCGTGGGCGAGCTTGGCGCTCTGATCGAGCAGGGCTCGCTTTTCGGCAAGGGTCAGCATTGGTTACTCCTTGATGGGGGCCGCGTCACGCGGTCCTATTGGCCATGAGGAAGACTCGCATGGCATCGAGCCGGGATCGCATATCTGAGGGCATGCAGTCGAGGGCGGATCCTTGCTCGGACGGGGTGAGCTCCTGGCTCGGCGCCGTCTCATCATCGGACTCGTCTTCGTCGTCCTCGTCGTCGTCCGAAACCCACGCCGTGAGCTGGACGATGATCGATCGCAATTGCTTTTTCTCTTCTGCCGTCTCCGCGGCCTTGATGTGGCGCATCGCCGATTCCGCGAGGTCGAGCTTGATCCCGCGGGCAGAGATCGAGGTCGCCTCATAGGCGGGGAAACAGACGGGGGAAACCTCGTAGAGCTTCGCCTCGAGGATGGTCCTGACCTGGGTGCCATCGGCGTCGCGGCTCCAGGAGTCGCGGACGGCCGCGAACATGTACGACATCTGGTCGACGGAGCCGGCCGAAACCGTCTTGGCGAAGTCCTGGGCGAAGGTGACGCCGGGGGTGAGCCGGCATTCGATCTTGAGACCCTTGTCGTCGTCGGTAATGTCGAGGGTCCCGGCCTTGCGGGAGCCAAGGACATAATCCTGGTTATGATTCCAGAGGCACTTGATCGAATTGTTCTCGGAGAGGGTCTTCGTGAAGCAACCAGGGGCGAGAACTTCGACGAAACCGCCGAGATCCTCGCTTCGGGAATTGTAGACGGCGGCATAGCCCGAGATCGTGGTGAGACCATCCGCCCCAGAGGCCGCGCGAATCTCCGCGGAGAAGACTTTTTCCCGGATATTCATACAACCTCCTCGAGAAGGGTATTTCTCACAATTTGGGCGATCTCTTCCGGCTCTTTGTGCCCGGTTTTCGATGAAAATGAGGCAGAATATGCATCTTTGAAGCGGAGGAGCCGCGCGTCGAGCTCATGAATTCGGCCCCTGCGCGTGAGCATTGAGGCGAAAAGCGACTCCGCGAGAGGCCGGGGATCGACCAATTCGGGCTTGCTTTCGCCTCGTTTTTCGGCCTTTTCGCGCTCGATTTGCTCCCTTTTCAGGGCCTTTTTCGCTATTTCCTCAATAATTGGGCCGAAAAATGCGGGTATAGAGCGCTCGTCAGCAGAATCGGGCTCGGAAACCGGTGGTTCGCCCTGGCCCTGGATGTCGCTCGCCTTCCCTTGGTAGCCAATGCCACCCATGTTCGAGAGAACGAGGTAGGCGTTGAGCGTGGGATCGTCGACGGGATTCATGTTGACGGCGCGGCGCCATTCCTGGCCGTTGATGATTCCGTTTTGCCGCATGATGGCGTAGGACTGCTGGAGCGCGAGGAAATTAGGCCGGAGCAGCTCGCCGAAATCGAACTGGACGAAATGCGTCCGACGCTCATCGCCGATAAAGCATTTCTGCGCGATCGCCTGCTCTATTTTCCTTGCAATTGGGAGAATCCCATAGTCGAGGAACTCCTGGTTCATGTCCTCGAGACTCGCCTTCGAGCTTTTGTCCTTCGAATCGAGGAAATGGGCGGGGATGCGGAAGATGCGCGCGGTCTCATGGACCTGGAATTCTCGCTGCTCGACCGACTGGCTTTCCTGCGGGTTGTTCGTGATCTTCGAGAACTTGACGCCGGTCGGCACTATCCCGATGTTGAAGGCATTCCCGACGCCGACATTGTCGACGGAGAACTGCGCAAGGATCCTGCGCTTCACATCATCGGGAATCTGCTTGTCGCTCTCGAGGAGTCCACCCATCGCCGCGCCATTACGGAAATAGCTTGCGGCGTACTGATCGATCGCGAGGGCGAGCCCTATCGGGTCCTCGGCGAGGGAGAGGAGCCCTTTCCCTTTGAAGAAATCGTTGAATGGAAGCATGAAGGGAATCTTGATGATCTCATAGGGGAAGAGCTTCACCATCTCGCCCGCTGACATTGGCGAGGTGCGAATCCAGGTCATGTAATACCCGTCATATTGGACGGTCGCGGGGGGATAGAGGATCTCGAGTCCGGCGACCTGCGCGCGCTTCCATATGATCCTGATATACCCCCCGCCATAAAGGAACATATGAATTATGAGGGTTTGGATGAAGGTGAAAGCGGTCATCTCCTCATTAGGAGAATTGAGGAGCATCGAGAAAAGCGCGTGCTCTTTGTCGATTTGGCGGGAATCATCCTCGGCGACCTTATAGGTCCTGAGAGGGAAGGAGGCGATCACTTCCGAGATAAGCCTGAGCGCGGATAGGACCGACGATTGCGAAAGCGCGCTCTGATCGGAGACCTGGACGCCGGAGGACGAAAGGCCATTACCGAAGATCGTTGTGAGGTCTTGGCCATTGAACATCATCGCGCGAAGTTCCTTGCGCGAGATCCCGGCGAGGCGCGCCGCGATGACGTTCCGAATCGTGAGCTTCATCATGCGACTGCCCCCGAGAATATGAAATCGTTCTCGGTGTAGCTCTCGCTCCACATGTCGCCATCGCCAAGCTCGAGGGATAGCCCGTGATGCGCCATGATTGAGGATATAACTAGATCGATCTTCCTCTTCGCATGATCGCCCATCGGCTTGATATTGCCGTTCACATCGGGCTGAACCTCGGCGTTCGAGAGACACCACGCCATGACGGGGTTGGGATCGGCGATGGCTCCCTTCAAGACATCGCGTTCCCAAGCCTTGGCGAGCGGTGAGAAATGGGCGATTCCCTGGCGCACTTGAACCGTGAGGAAGCCCTCGTCGATGAGCTGCTTGTCGACGAACTGCGCAAGGGCCGGATCGAAGAGAACAGCCTTGACGACGAAACGCTTCCCGGCCTCGACGATCTTCTGGACGACATAGTCATAATCGACATAGTCGCCGGGAGTGGCGACGACAAGTCCAGCTTCGACCCATCTCACCATCTGCACGTGCTCTTCTTTCTGCTTTTTCTTGAGGGCAGCCTCCGGAATGAAGGCCCAATGGAGCGCGCGGTATTTTGAAAGTTCATCATCCGGCGGGAAGTAGAGCGAAACGCCGGTGAGGTCGCGATTCCTCGAGAGGTCAACGCCGATTGCGCACTGCTTCCCGGCGAGGGATTCAGCCTCGAACTTCGCCTGGTTGCGCGACCATGTCGGCGCTTCGATCCAGGCTTTCCCGCCGGCGTCGATCCATTCGCCAAGGATCTTGGTTCGAAGCTCGATCTCTTCGTCATAAATCGACTCGGCAAGGGCGATCTTCTCGAGCATGGTCTCGCGGGTTACGGTGATGCCGAGGGATGGCATGGCCTTGGGATAGAGCTCGATACTATGCCAATCGTCGCCTTCGTCGAGCTCCCAAACGCAAGCGAAATAGGTATCATTCTCGATGACGCCTGAGAGCAATTTATCGATGTATTGGTATGATTCATAGCAAGGCCCTGACTTCGATCCGCCTGCTGTGGTGATGATGACCGATAGCGGCTGCCGGCGCATAATCATCCCCGATTTAAGCGCCTGAAGAAGCTTCGCCGAGGGTGCGAATGCATACTCGTCACAGATCAGGAAGCTCGCATTCTTGCCATCGGCCGTCGATGCGTCCGCGGCGAGCGATTTGTAGATCCCCCGCGAGGCCTTGAAACTCGATTCGATTTGCGATTTCCAGGGCCGGAATATTTGCGCGAGATCCGGGGAAGATTTCACGATGTCGCAGGCGTAGCGGTATGACAGGCTCGCCTGCTCTTTCGCGTTCGAGATCGAGAAGACCTGAGACGATGGCTCCTCGAGCTGCATATAGAGCGCAAGCGCCGCCATGAGAAATGACTTCCCTGATTTCTTGCCGAGGATGAGAAAGGCGTCGCGGAAGCGGCGCATGCCGTCATCCTTGCGTCGCCATCCGAAGAGCATGGCGATGATGAAATATTCCCAGTCGACAAGCTCAACCGGATTCCCGGCGAACTGACCTTCGCTCGTGTGCACAAGGGCGAAGAATTTCAAGACCTTTCGAACTTCCTGCGGCTTGAAAACATAGGGATAATTGGGATCAGATTTAACTCGCTTCATGTCGCGAACATGGCGATCGCAGGCGAGTCCCGTCTTCCGGCAAGTGAGAATCTTCCCCGCTCTGACATCGGCGATGTATTGATCCCAGGGTTCGCGGGTCATTTCTCTTCGCCCCCGAAGATGCCATCGAGGCCGCTCTTCGGTTTCTTCTCGCGGATGACGATCTTCGTCCGGTCGATTGGGGATCCCGCGAATTTGCCGAGCAGGGCCATATATTTCCGAAGGGACTCATCCATGCGGACGACAAGCGGATCCTCGCCGCGATAGGTCGGGAGTTTTCCCGCGTGCTTGATGGGCTCAGAGATGTACTGAGCGACGGTCTTCTTGCCCTTCCGGATGAGCTCGCGAGCCTCGATATAGTCGCTCCAGAATTGGGCCATGAGGGCGAGGTTTGGGATGTCGAGGCTCTGGAGAATCCCAGCATCGATGAGCGGGATCTGGAGATCGTGAAAGCATTCCTGGCCGGCCTTGGTGTCGAGCCAGGCGGGAGGGGCGACAGGCTCGGTTAGGATGAGGCCCTGCGGATTCGCGGTGCCCTTCTGGCGGCGCTTGGTGCGCGCATCGCCGGTACCTACTGGCACCCGAGGCCGGCCGTTCATATTGACACCTCGGGGGCTTTTGTCCGCTCGAAAAAATTCGAGAACGCGGCTTGATTAGCGAGGGAGGCCTCGTGATTTCTACGCACCGTATGCCCCCACGCGCGTCTCACGAGCCGTCTCGAGGTCATGGTGATGCTTGCAGAGTGTTGCTAGGGGGCCCCCGATGAAGATCGCCCATGATCCCTTGTGCGCGACGAGGTGATGCACCTCAAGCCGTCCTGAGCAGGCTCCCGAAGCCTTAGCACATCCGGGATGCTTCGCGAGATGCTCAGCCTTGCGCTTGCGCCAAGCCGCGGTCTGGTACCAGCCCTGATAGCTTTCGGATTGCTTTGATCGCTTTGCGCGCTCCCAGTCTTGCCGCCTCGCATCGCGAATCCCAAAATGGGCGCTGCAATAAGCGCCCTCGTCCGCGAGTCTTCGACAATTTGGAGCAACGCACAACTTTCGCATAGAGCCTCTATGCGATCATCACCCTTTAATGATAATTGTAAATATGTCTTTCCATCTTCTTCCTATTGTTTCCTAGTTTTTCCTATCGACAGGCACTAAGGCAAGAGCGTCACGCCGTATTCGCAGCTGCCCGCCTGGGGTCTTGAAGGCCTTGAGTTTGCCGCTGGATATCCAATTCCGGATTGTCTTATCTGTGACGCCTGCCTCACGCGAGGCTTCCTTCACCGTGAATAGGTCCTCAGTCCTATCAGTCAGTTGGCCATTCATGCGCTTTACTCCGTGGCAGATAGGCCAAGATCGCGGGCAAGCAAAGCCGCGGCTGGCGATTTCCCTGCAGCTTCCCGCATGAGTCGATCGACCTCAGCCTGATCCGCTTCTGTCGTGGGTCGCTTGTTTTCCTCGGGGATAGGCTCATAGGTCGAAATGAGCGCCGGCCTCACTGGATCATCCCTCCTCGGCCCTCGTGTCTCCCGAGGAAGGAAGTCGTCTGGCTTGAAGTTGGCGGGAAGAAACCGCTCGAGGTGGCGCTCCATGAAGCCCTCGAAGGTGATGCGAGCGTTCCAGAAGTATCGCCCAGGTGGTGCCGAGAGAATCTCTCCGAAATTGTCGATCGCCTGTAGAACCTCGCGCGAGTGAATACTCGCGAAGCAATGTCGCGCCCTCGGATAGGCTATGGTCAGGAAGCTGATTTCGTTCGGGGGCTGAAGGGCCTTATCCCCGAGTTTGGCCCAGGCCTCGAGGAGGAGTCTTGGATATTCGGATCCCGGTGTCCCATTCGGGGGAATTGGGACAGGAGACGGAGCGGAATCCGAGTTCGGCTCGTTTTCGTTCGCGGGCGGTGTATGTAGAATTTCTTCTTCATCTGAGTCTTCTTCATTCTGGGTCTTCTTCGTAGTCGCCTGGCGACCCCCCTCCCCGTCGCCTGGCGAC